AAGAGACATTGCAAAAACTAGAAGTGAAACAAGACAAGCATTAGGTTCTTTAGCACAAGAGGCAGCAATATTAACACCAAGAGCGTTAGCGGGTGACCCGTTTGCCGCTGCAGGTTTGGCGGCAGTTCAGGGTTCCATAGCAACAGTTAGTGCATCAGGAGCCGCTACAATTGCTGGTATTAAATTAAACACTGCAGCAGGTATCGCAGGGGTTTTAGCGGCAAGTATTGGTCAATTAAGAAGTGCAAAAGATACAGGAGGTGGTGGAACTCAAATAACGGCAACTGCAGCAACACCAAGAGCGGCATTACCATCTTTTACAACATCTCAAGGTGAAGATATAATATTAGGTGAACCAAGAAGTCAACAACAAGGTGGTGGTGGACCAATACAAGCATATGTAATAGCTAGTGATGTTACATCAGCACAACAAGCAAATCAACAAATAGAAAACCTTTCAAGATTATGATAGACGAAAAAATAGATAGAATTGTAGAACTTGATATTGATGACGAACAATTGGATGATGAATTGTTTGAAGATACTGGTGTAGAAATAGTTAGTATCGTAGATAGACCAGCAATTCAAGCAGACTTCTTATACTTTAACGAAGAAAAGTTTGTGGAACCAACAGCAGGTGAAACAGAAGAAGACTTTATTGGTAGATGTATGAGCAAATTGGATACAGAGTTTCCTGATGAAGAACAGAGATTAGCTGTATGTTATTCATATTGGAGAGGAACAGAAGAGAAATTTGAGACATATAATGACTATCCTGAAGGGGCTAAGAATAATGCATGTAGAGCTGTTGAATGGGCTGAAAAGAATGGATGGGGTGATTGTGGAACTGATGTTGGAAAACAAAGAGCTCATCAATTATGTAAGGGGGAAAACATCAGTAAAGACACTATATCTCGTATGGCATCATTTGCAAGACACGAACAACATAAAGATGTTCCATATAGTGAAGGATGTGGTGGTTTAATGTACGATGCATGGGGAGGTCAAAGTGGTATAAATTGGGCTCAGTCCAAATTGGAAGAGTTGGAAATGTCTTGTGGTGATGATTGTAAGAAAGACTACTACACAGAAGAGGAACAGAGAGCAATTTTAAGGTATGCTGAAGACGATAACAACGGATATTATATAGGGAAGGATGACTTATACATAGATATGACCTTAAATAAGTTTGCAGGGATTGGTGATGTTATTACAGCAATTAGGTCATTAGATGTATTGAAAAGATTATCAATTAAACAAGAGGCTCCACCTGAAACATATTGGAGATATACAGGACCACCTGCTCAAAGGGACTTCTGTAAAGCTATGTTAAGATTGGCTGATAGAGGTAAGATATTTTCAAACGATGAGGTACAAAAGATGGCTAGTTTAAATAGTAGTTTTGGACCAAGAGGTAATAGTCCATATTCAAAACTATCATGGAAAGGAGGACCCAATTGTACTCATTATTGGACCAAATTGGAGGTGTTTAAAGGTGATACAGGTAATAAGGTAATCATTGCATCAAATACACCAACAAACTCAAAAGAACAGAATGCAATGAAGTCTAATAACAGAACCAAACCATCACCACAAGGGTCAACAAAAAATAACGGTTATCTTAAAAAACCAAAGAGTTGGAATTTCTCAATAGATGATGAAAAGAGAATTGTAATGGGACCTGTTATGATACCCAATAAGATGATATTAAGAAGAGATGAGAATGGTGAACCTTTTTACATTTATTTCTCAAAAAAGACCATTAGAAAGATGGCTGAGAAGTTCTTTAAAAAGAATAACCACAACAATACTGATATCAACCACGATGAGAATATAACCAATAACAATACTCTAATTGAGAGTTGGATAAGTGAAAGTATAAAACATGATAAAAGTTATAAATACGGATTTGCATTACCAGAAGGCACTTGGTATGTTTCTTATAAAATCAACGATGATAAGACTTGGGAACTCATCAAGTCCGGAGAACTTAAGGGATTTAGCCTGGCTGGTGGATTTATCCAAAAGATGAAACCAATAGACCCTGAACAGACTTTAAATGATATAAAAGATATTTTAAAGAAAGTTAAAAAATGATAAAACAACTGATACACGATAAAGTAATATTATTAAATGCGGGGGCAATAACAGTGTCTTTTATGGATATTGAAGCTATACTTAAGATAATACTATTATCCGCATCAATAATTTATACACTAATAAAGATATACGGTGAAATAAAAAAATCTGACGAAAAATAAGGTTTTTATATTTTACATCAAATAAACAATATAAATCTATTAATATGACTGCACAAGAAGCACTTTACAAAATCAGAGTTATGTTAGGAGTAGAGGATACGAACGAGGAAGTATCACTTGAAACTGAAACAAATTCTGAAGAAGTTAAACTTGCTGAAGCTACACTTGTTGATGGAACTAAGGTCAAGACCGAAGGCGAATTTGAAGTTGGAAAACAATTATTTGTTGTAACAGAGGAGGGGGACATTCCTGCTCCTGAAGGGTTACACGAGACTTCAGAAGGTATCATTATCGGTGTTGATGCTCAAGGTATCATCGTAAGTATAGAAGAACCAGCAGAAGAGGAAGTTATCGTTGAAGAAAAAGAACAATTCGGTGATGACCTCGTAAATCAAATTGTGGGGGCACTCTCTCCAAAACTTGATGATTTACAAAAACAAATAAACTCAATCAAAGGTGAGTTCCATGAATTTAGAGATGGTCCTGCAACTGATAAGATTAGAAACAACATCAACGCTTTAAACAAAGCTGAACAGAGTGTATCTGATGCTAGAATGCAGACAATCTTAGAATTGAGGAGACAATCTTTTGGAAAATAAATTAAATTAAAAATATAAAATTATGGCTACAGGATTTGATGTTACAGCTATAGCAGGTTATATAGACCAGGAGTCATTTGGTCTAATCTCTAAGTCTATTTTAGAAACCAACTTAGCTCAATTTATGAATGTCCGTGTTGGACTTCAGGGAAACTCAGTTGACATCCCTTTGTTAGATACTGACTTTAATGTTCAGGATGGAGCAAATTGTGGATGGAACGCGTCAGGTGATACAACTATTTCAGTTGTTCCGATGACATTAAAAAATAACAAGGTAAATGTTGTTCAGTGTGTTCAGACTTTGAGAGACACATTCTTCTCTCAGCAGTTGGCAGCAGGTGCATACAACGGTGGTACTTCTATTCCTTTTGAGGAATTGTTGGCTGACCACTTTGTTAAAAAGTTGAATAACTACAACGAAAACTACATCATGAATGGTGATGGTTCATACAGTGGTTTGACTGACATCTTAACAGTTGCTAACGGTACTGTATCAGCGGCTACTGCTACTCAGTGGACTTCTTCTACAGCAGTTGCAGCAGCTCAAGCAATGTACTCAGCATTACCTGATAAATCTTATACTCAAGATGACTTGGTGTTAATCTTGTCTCCACAGAACTTTAGAGCTTTGGTCTTAGGTATCACTCAAGAGAACTACTATCACATCGCTCCAGGTTCAACTGAAATCTATGTTCCTGGTACTCAGGTTAGAGCGGTTGCATCAGGTGGATTGGTTGGTTCTAACAAAAAGTACATGGGTCCATCATCAGCTCTCTTCATGGGAACTGACTTGACTTCAGACTTTGAGCAGTTCAGATTGTGGTACTCACAGGATAACGATGAGATGAGAGGTTTGATGAGATGGAGATTAGGTGTTGCTGTCTCTGAACCATCATTATTCTCAGCTGAATTATAATAAACTAAATTAAAACTTAATAGATATGGCGTGTGTATTAAATACAGGAGTTACTCTTGATTGTCGTTCATCACTTGGTGGTGTTAAATCAGTGTATATTGGCTCCACAACAGGACAAGACATATCTATCACAGCAACTACAGGTGTTGCAACTGCATTGACTGCTCAAGGTGGTACAATCAGTATTACATCTGTAGCTGACTTAACAACAAGTGGTATGTTTGAGTTCCAACAACCAAGACAATCTGCGTCTCTAACTGAGACTGGTGCGTTTAGTGAAGAAAACGGAACTGCATTCTACACTCAAGTTTTAAGTTTTATTGTTAACACTTTAGAAGGTGAGAAATTAAATACTCTCAACATCTTAGGTCAAAACACTAGATTAGTTGTTATAGTTAAAGATGCGAATGATAGATTTTGGACTTTGGGTAATACTTCAGGTGCTATCGTAACTGCTAGCACGGGAGAAACAGGAACGGCATTTGGTGACCGTTCAGGTGTCTCTATTGAAGTAACAGGGTTGTCTCCGCAACCCATGTATGAGTTAAGCATTAGCTAAACTCAGAATTATATATATATGAAATGGGGGGATGTAGTGTCCCCCTTTTTCTTGCCAAATAAAGCATAAAGTATATTTATGTATGTAAAAACAGAGCAAATATGGTATTTAACTTTGCAGATGACAGCAGAAACCTTGTTTTTAGGAAAGGTAGTAGTAGTATTGACTATAAACAACCTAATTATTGGATGACTTTTAGAAGCAAATATTCAAATAATTATTTAACCAATATCACACCAACAACAACTAATTTTGTTTATGGTATTTTGTATATCTATTTAACTAAGGTTGATGATAACGACCAATATATCAGTTTTAGTTGGGATAAGAATAACTATAATGGTTTAGGAGGAGTATTACCAAGTGAATATAATAAAGAGGATATTGTAGGATATTATGATTTAGAGATAAGAGGAGCTGCAGTTACCACATTTACATATCCAATTAATAATCCAATTATAAAACAATTATGTAAAGTAGTTAATGATTGGAGTACTACTATAGATACAACAAATAAAGCAACCCGTATAGAAGAAGACGGGGCAGAATTCATATATTATAGAGGATGAAGAATATAAAGATTTTAAATTTATCAGCAATTGATTTACCCGTATTCAAAGAAGTAAGGGGTAAAGATTGGGTTAGTTATGGAGAAGATAACATGTATCCACAAAAACTAATTGAACTATACCAGTCAAGTGCAATTCACAATACTTGTATTAACTCACAATTGGATGCAATGGTAGGAGAGGGTATTGAATTAATTGGTGAAGAATATGTAAACAGAAATGAAGAAACTATTGATGACATCTATAGAAAGATTAGTTATGACTTTCTATTGTATGGGGGGTTCTCATTAAATGTTATATGGTCAAGAGGGGGTGATAAAATTGCTGAAATATACCATCTACCATTTGATAAAGTAAGGTCAGGTAAGATGAATGAAGACGATGAGGTTACACATTACTATTATTCATCAAACTGGGCCAACACCCGAAAGTATAAACCAGTAGAATACCCAACCTATGATAAAACAAATACAAAGGGGGATAACGCAAGTCAAATCTATTATTGTTACCAATACTCACCAGGTGTTGAATTATACCCTCTACCCGATTATATCGGTGCAGTCAACGACATTAACCTTGATGGTAGAATATCTGTTTATCATAACAGTAATATTTCTAATGGAATGTCACCAGGTCTTATTATCAATTTTCCAAATGGTGAACCATCACCTGATGAGATGAGAGCATTACATAGAGATTTAAATGAAGCATTTGCATCAGAGAAGAACCCTGGTAAACTCTTTTTAACCTTCTCAGAGGGTCAAGAATTAGCTCCACAGATATCAACCATAGATAGTGCTAACGATGACTATTATGTGGTCTTAGAAACGAGGATTGCAAGTCGTATCTTATCAGCTCACCGTATAGCTTCTCCAAGACTTGTTGGACTAACGGTTGAAGGAACAAGTGGTTTAGGTAATAACGCAGAAGAGATGGAGGTAGCATATGTACATTACATTTCAACAGTTATTGAACCAAAACAAAAAACAGTAAATAAAAACCTTGAGAAGATATTGTCAGGTATGGGAATGAATATAAAAATCAAAGTCATTCCATCAACATTAGATTTTGAACAAACAGTAGAAGTATTATGAGTTATGTATTATTTATATCAGAAGCAAGATTAAAGAAATTAACTGCGGTGCATGATAATGTTGAACCACAAGAATTAACACCTTTTGTAGTTCAAGCACAGGACATATATATCCAAGAAATAT